TACTGCCTACGTAGGTTAGGCTTTCCTGTTATCGAAATTAACGTGGATCCTGACCAAGTTCAAGACCGTATTGATGACGCACTTCAATATTGGCAAGATTATCACTTTGATGGACTTCAAAAATTCTATTACATCAAACAAATCCAACAACAGGACATAGACAATATGTACCTGGATTTGACTGATGCCGAAGATAATGCCAACAATGCCTTACAGATTCTTGGTGTTACCAGAATTTTTCCACTTTCCGATTCTCAGGCAACTGTCAATATGTTCGACCTCAGATATCAGTTACGTCTAAACGAACTCTACGACTTCACCTCCGCATCATACATCAACTATACCTTGACGATGCAACACTTACGTTCACTGGAACTGTTGTTTACTGGAGAGGTTCCTATTCGTTTTAACCGTCATATGCAAAGACTGTATATTGATTGGGCATGGGGTGCCGAAGAAGCACCGGTAGGTACCACAGTTATTGCCGAATGTTATGCAAATATTAATCCAGATGTGTATCCTAAAGTTTGGGAAGACCGTTGGTTAAAACGTTACGCAACTGCTCTTATTAAAAGAAATTGGGGTTCCAATATGAAAAAGTTTGGAGGGTTGCAATTACCTGGCGGAGTTACATTAAACGGCAAAGAAACTTTTGATGAAGCTGAAGAAGAAATTAAGATGTTGGAAGCTGAAATGCAAAACTCCTATGAACTCCCTGCGGAATTCATGTTAAATTAATGAAAATTATAGATTCTTTTCTGTATCTTTGGATAGACAATCGTAAAAATATGATTTATATTGGTATACACAAAGGCGATATCAATGATGGATATGTTTGTTCATCAAAAATTGTATTGGAAGAATTCAAAAAAAGGCCTCATGATTTCAAAAGAGAAATCATAAAATATGGTAATTATGAAGATTTAATTAAGGAAGAAACAAAATTATTAAAAGAGGTTGATGCGGCCAAAAATCCAAATTATTATAATCAACATAATGGAGATGGGAATTTTTACTGTAAATTTCACACCGAAGAAACAAAAAATACAATAAAAAATAAATTAAAATCTCATAAAAGAACGAAAGAACACGGTAAAGCAATAAGTGAAAGTAAAAAAGGTATAGTACCACCAGCGACTTATACAAGAAGAAGTTATGCTGGTAAAAATAATCCTAATTTTGGAAAAAAATGGCCCGAACAAGCCAAAGCAAAACACGAAAAATTTTCAAAAAAATATATTATAGAAGGCGTGGAATATCTAGGTTTATCAGAAGTAATGAAAAAATATAATTTAAAATCTAAATCTGTGGTTTATTTTAGAGTAAACTCACCAAGTTCTAAATTTAAGGAATGGAATTATGGCGGGGATTAATAAATATTTCAACAATTATGGTACGGCCGCCAAACCTGAGCAAAGAGTTATTGAGGACCTTATATGTGAATCAATAAAAATTATGGGATTCCAGGCATTTTATCTCCCAAATACCAACGATTCAGCAAGAGACCTTTTATATGGTGAAGATCCAGTTAAGAAATTTCAAGATGCTTTTCCATTAGAGATGTATCTATCTTCTGATCCAAAAGATTATATTGGACAAAGAGATATTTTTACCAAGTTTGGACTTGAAATCAAAGATGATATTAATGTCATTCTTTCTCGCAGGTCGTTTCAACAAAGAGTTCCTCAGAATACTTTTACAAGACCACGTGAAGGTGATTTGGTATATGTACCAGTTACCAATGGTGTTGGTGAACTATTTGAAATTAAGTTTGTAGAACACAACAAAGACTTTAATATGTTGGGTAAAAAATACCCATATTTCTATGAACTTAGTTTAGAGAAATACAAATACTCACAAGAACTTATTCAAACTGGTGTTGCTGATATTGATGTGGTTGTTTCTGATTCTGCCTATACAACACACCTGAATGTAGATTCACGTTTGTTACATAATTACAAACCCATTAACTGGTCAGCTGCAGTATATAACAATGGTTATTTAAATATTAATACAGTTGATACCACATTAGTACCAATATTACAAAGTTTAAAAGTTGGTGATACATTTAGTTATGTGATGAACAACACAACCTACATTCAACAACCAATTACACAAGTTCTTATTTCTGGTTCTTTATACCGAATTCAAACCGCCAACACAACGGCAGGTACAGTAACTACATTCTCCGCTCCATTATCCGGATCCAATGGTCTTAACTATATTGTTGGTGAACTTGTGTATCAATCACCAGATACAACACAAGCCAATGCAACTTCAATTGGATATGTACAATCTTGGGATTCAAAATCTGATGTGTTATCATTGAATACTGTGGCGGGTGAATTTATTGATGGTATGTTTATTGTTGGCGCTTCTTCCAATGCTCAATATACATTAGTCACATATGATCCATTAAACAACCCGGCCATAAAAGAGAACTACGACAACTCTTATCTTTCTACTTCAGCAAATTCAATAATTGATTTTTCTGAAACTAATCCTTTTGGTAGTATCTAATGGCAAATACAACATACAATAGAGTCATTCGTAAACTGGTTGTTGGTTTTGGTAATCTGTTTGATAACATTACCTTGGTTCGTTACAATCCAGATTTATCAGAAGCACAGAGAATGGTTGTGCCGATTGCTTATGCTGCCAAAGAGATGTATGTTAAGCGACTTGAAGATGATCCAAATTTGGATAAAAAAGTTCAAACAACATTACCAAAAATGTCTTTTGAAATGTCTGGTTTAACATACGATGCTACCAGAAAACAAAATACTAATATTAAAAATTTTGCTCAGACAAGTTCTGGTGTTGTATCACAGTATAATCCAGTACCATATAATTTTGATTTTAATTTATACATCTATGTTCGTAACATAGAAGATGGTACACAAATTGTGGAACATATTATTCCATATTTTGCTCCAGATTATACCATTAAACTTAATTTAATTCCTGAGATGGGAGTTGTTAAAGAAGTTCCAATTATTTTAAATTCGGCCAATCAAGAAATTGAATATGAAGGTGATGCACATACGATTGAAACTCGTATGATTATTTGGACATTAAACTTCACAGTTAAAGGTTTCATATTTGGTAATATTAGTTCTGCTGGTTTAATTAAAACTTCTATTACAAATATGTTAAACGATATTTCTGCATCCGATTCTGTTGTGTTCAATATGACAACACCAGGTATAGGTGTATACCAAGTAGGTGAAGTGGTGTATCAAGGTTACTCAGCAGGAACATCAAGCGCTTCAGGTAAAGTTGTAGAGTGGACAAATGGTAATTTAACACTTACTGACATTAATGGTAATTTTGTATCAGATTTACCTATTATAGGTAGAGCATCGAATGCCAATTATGTGTTTAGTGCCTTCAATGTACAGCCTGCCAAGTTTGCTGAAATTATTACTGTTCCTGATCCAACAGATGCAGATGCCAATAGTCTTTATGGATACACCACAATTATTACCGAACCTGTAGGTAATACGGTAAGTCCTGTTATACCAACAACTTCTTCTTATGATATCGATTTGAGTACGGAAAATAAATACATAGACCTACTGTAAAGATTAAAAATGCCAACAATACTACAATTCAAACGATATGCTAATACAGCACTTGCAACAATAACTGGTGCAAATGGTGAATTAATTATTGATGAAACCAATAAAACAATTACTGTTCATGATGGTTCTACTGCAGGAGGTTCACGTCTTGCAACTGAAGAATATGTTGAAACAAAGACAACAAATGCAGGAGTATCTGCAAATTTAGTTAGTGGCGAATATACAGCAAGTTTAAGTTCTGCTAATGGTTCATTAACTATTCCAGAAAATCTTAATCTTTCTACTGGTGTACTTAGCACAAATTATTTTGGTCCAGGTGTTGCAATATCAGCCAATAGTTCTCAAGGTGCCAATTATAATATTTTAAATTTTGCAAATCAATATTATTATAATTTAGGTGATATCTATTTGTCCTCAGGAGGTGGCGCAAATACAGTATTTGCTGCAATTGATACAAATGATGGAACAGTACAACATACTTATTTGTTTGGTGTTGATGGTTCGTTAACATTACCAAACACCCTTATTTTTGCCGATGGTACAAAAAATTATGGTTCAACTGTTATTGCACCAAGCAACTATGATATTCAAAGTATCGCCAATACATATATTCAATCTAGTGCGGCCGCAGGCGCCAAGACTTGGAACTTTGATTCTTTTGGAGAATTAATATTTCCAGATAATACAATTCAAACAACAGCGTGGCAAGGATCAACATCAACCTTAGTTAATGAAAACAATACGGTATCATTAAGTACAGGCGGATCGTTAACACTTCCAGGAAATATTATTGCCGTACAAAATTTAAATATAACTACTCCTAACGGTGTTCCAATTAGTGTTTCTAATTGGAATGGCCAAGGCGGATGGAATCAAGGATATTATACCAATCTATCCACAACAGGTGGTTCTGGTACAGGATTAACAGTCGATGTTGCCGCAGGTGGTGCCGGATATATTAATATCACGGCCATTACCATACATACTCCTGGTACAGGATACACCAACGGTGATGTTATTACTATCAACAATGAAAATAATCTTCCTGGCACATTTACTGTTGTTGTAGGAGTTAACGATTGGAAATTTAGTACAAATAGTAGTATAACTTTTCCAGATAATACAATTCAAACAACGGCATTTACTGGTTATGCAACAGACAATACCGCAAGAGCAATAGCTCAAGCTGCATATAATCAAAGTAATACCGAATCCTCTTTTGCCTTTGCTAACGCTGCATTTAATCAAGCTAATGCAGCATTCATTAAAGCAAATACTTTTATTGGATATGCAACAGATAATACAGCAAGAACAACGGCAAATAGTGCTTTATCAAATACGATTGTATTACAAGGTGAAATTAATTCAGCCAATGCAAATATTTCTATATTATTTGGAATTGAAGCAACTCAAAATGCAGCAATTAGTGCAGCATATAATTTTGCCAATACTCTTGCTTTGTATACATCCGGTGTAGCAACATCACAAAATACAGCAATTGCCGCATCGGCACAAACCATTCCACAAAATGCTCAGTCGGTAACATACACATTACAAAGTTCTGATGCTGGTAAACATTTATATTACACAAACGGTTCTGCTGTAAACTTGTATATTCCTTGGACATCAAATACATCATATGCCAATGGTACAACCATTACAATTATTTCTCATACGAGTTCAAACGTAACGGTCACACCAAATACTGGCGTGACAATGTATCTTGCCGGTAATACAACAAGCGCTTCACGAAATGTTACGACATATGGTATGGCAACATTGATTATGACGGCAGCAAACACATGGTATATTAACGGTAGTGGAGTGTTCTAATGTTGTCCACAATGATGATGATGAATAATAATGTATTGAATTTTACTTCAAGTATAACGAGTAGTAATGGTAGCGCATATTTTTTAAATGCATCATCCACTCATCTATCTATTGCAAACAATTCAACATTTACTCTTGGTACAAACAACCACACTATTGAATTTTGGTGTTATCAAACTGCTCGTGGTACATATGATAGTAGTTGGGTTTATGACCATAGTGCAGCTGGACCAGTAACAAATGCTTATTATTTTGACATGGGTGCAAGTTATTTTAATGTCAATTTAGGTACGGGCAGTAGTCTACTCCAAACAACAAATTTATCTTCAAATCTACCATCATTAAATGCTTGGCATCATTATGCTATTGTGCGTAATGCTAATACTATTACCCTCTATGTTGATGGTACATCAGTAGGCACGATTACTACTTCACAATCTATTCCTGCACAAAACGGAGCAATGTGGATGGGTGGAACCGGAACTAGCGGACAAAACATTACTGGATACGTTACCGATTTAAGAGTTGTTAATGGTACAGCAGTTTATACCAGCAATTTTTCTCCGCCACTTGCACC